AAACCTCTCCGGCTCCTGCGGGCCGCTCCCCGGCAGAACCTAGAACCATCGCGTTACACCCCTCCGGCGCTGCGCGCCACCTCCCCTACAGGGGAGGCTTTTCGCACATCCCGCCCGAAAACGCCCGGGAGAGAAGCCATGGTCGCAGCGCCACAGTAAAAAGCAGCTTGCTGTGGGCGGGCACGTAAAGGTAGAGACTCCACCACATCCCGCGCAGAAGCGTCGCGGGAGAGAAGCCATGGTCGCAGCGCCACAGTAAAAAACCTGTTAGCTGTAAGCCGCGCCAGAGCGCAGCGGTTGCAGGCAACAGGTTTTTGCATTTGTGGATCTTTGCAAATTTCCCGGACAAACAGCCGGGGAAACGCGCGGCCCTTTTCCGTGGGCAGGCGCAAGGGGGAGTTGCCGGCGGAAAATCGGCCGGCAATTGTCTCACAGCGAGACCTTGCCCTCCACCTTATTGACGACGTAATAAGCGACGCCCTCTTCCGGCTTGATATAAATGCGGCAGGACTGCACGCCCACTTTGTGTGTGGCGCGGTAATCTTCTTTCACGTGCTCCACAATGTTGGTGATATCGTACTGCTTGCTGCCGCTCTCCACATACACTTCCGGCGCCAGAGGCGGGCGCGTGCGACGGGCAGCGGGTTTCGCGGCCTTTTTCGTAACCTTTTCTTCTTTCACTTCGGCTTCGATGGGTGCGGCCACCGCAGCCTCAACAGGGGAGATACTCTTTTTTCTGGGCATGATCCATCAACCTTTCCTTATGTGCGCATCGGCACGTTTAAAAAATGATCCGAAGACGAATTCGGGGGCTTATCTATATAATAGTTATTTGATTGGCATTTGTAAAGTGTTTTTTACAAATATTGTGTAAAAAAGCGTTCGTACTCCGTCAAAAAACGCCCGGAAAGGCCGCCGGGAAACGTCGAACGCTGTCATTTTCCGCCCCAAATTTGCCCGCTTCGCGCCCGCGGGTGCATTTTGTGTTCTTGTTACGCGCACAAATCCATCCAGTGGCGGAAACTTTCGCCCGCTGCAAAGCAGCTATTCCCACGCCGGTCCAGCGGCCTTTTTTTGCGGTGCCCGGTTGCCGCCATTTCCTGTTGTGTTTGTCCGGTATTTTCGTCGGGCGCGGCGGCCCGCTTTGCGCCTTGCGGCGGGCGGCTCCGCACCGGCGCTATGCGGGCTATCCCCGCCGCCCGGGCGGAGCTGTGCAAAATGCGCAAGCCGCCGCTTTTCGCGCAGCGGCTCGCCACCGGACGTGATGCCAGCGGAAATTATGCTATATTCTTGCAATACGCGGCATTTGCCCTTGATTTTTCGGTGCAAATCGGTTATACTGTTACAAGTGGCCCGCGCGGCAGGCGCGGCGCATACAGATCAGCCGGTGTGTCGGAATGGCAGACGAGGAGGACTCAAAATCCTTTGTGCTAATCACACGTGTGGGTTCGACCCCCACCACCGGCACCACAAGAAAACCGCCTAGAATCACAAGATTCCAGGCGGTTTCTTTATGCTTTTAACCCACTTTCAAACCCACTTTGCATTTTGTGAGTTTGAAAAGTTTGCTTTATACGGACATTTTCACGAATGCGCCCGGCTCAACTGCGGCACCGGCCACACAGCGCACGCCGGCCTTTTCCGTGTTGTGGTCGTAGTCCGACCACGCAAACAGGCTCATGCCCTGTGCAAAGTTCAGGTGCACGCGGCGGCCGTCGCCGAAATAGATCACGCCCGTCGGGATCTGGCTGTCAAGCGCAATGGCATAGCCCAGAAGAGCCTGATCCTCGATTTTCTTGGAGGGGTCAAACACCGGATGCCCATCCGAACCAGTCAGCCCCAGAACCCAGTTGAAGTAGGTCGTGCTGTTCATGTAGAATTTGGCATTGTCGATGAAAGAAGCACCCAGCTTTCCGGCAAGCGATACGAAATCGCTCATTGTCGGCGCGGTCTTCACCGTCACAGTGTTGTCAGCGTCGTAGGATGCCCCAGCGACGGCTTCAAGGCAAACCGCGTCGATCTTCTTCAGCAAGGAACTCATCAGGGTATCGTTGATGATGTCCATGAAGTTCATGGCACTGACCGTTGCGCCCAGCGCGGAGTAACCGGTATTGTAGACGTATTCCTTGTGAGAGATCACCAGCACGCTGGGGGCAAAGCCGTTCGTCTCCACCTCTGCGTTTTCCGTGTGCTGTTCGATCGTCTGCAAGGCCGCGATGGGAAGCGCAAGGTCGCCCGCGTGTTCAATATCGGTCTGGCGGCAATCGGCAAAGAACGCGCCGGGAACGTGTTCAGCAACATACTGCTGAATGACCGTGTAGGGGATCATCTTGCTCATCGTGCCAGTGGTGCCCGCGGCGCGGGTGTGCAGGCAATCATCATAAAAGTTGCGGCTCTCGTTCTGCGCAGTAGCCTGCGCGGTGGTCAGTGTAGTAGTCGTGTTCATTCTCATAGCATTCCTTTCAGTCGAATAATTTTTTGCAAGCGGGTTCGCTTCAAAGCGTTGGCCGTTGAGATGGTCAGCCAATGCGGCCTTGATTTTTTGCGCATTGGCTTTTCGCGCTTCCACGCGGTCGGGGCTGTAATACAGTCGCCGCATTCTGGAGTAAATTTTGTCATAATCGGCTTTCGCTCGCTGCACGTCCTCTTCCGTGATGGTATCGCGCGCCGCCGAATGCGCGCAGTATGTGGCATAAATTTCCGAAAGCTCGGATTCTTCCGCGCTGACGTTTCCCCGTTTTGCGAGTGTTTCGGGGGCTGGCACATGGGGGGTAAGCTCTCGGATTTTGCTCACATATTCGTTGTATTTGCCCCGGTAGTATTTTTGACGGGCTGGCGCGGCAAGCTCTTCAAATGCCCGGCGCGCCTCGACATTGGTTTGCTCATACGCCGGAAAATCGACAATCGAAACATCGGCGATCAGTCGAATTTTCTGAATGTGTCGAGTTCGCGTTTTTTCATCCCAGCGCACATCTTTGGAAAAATCCGACGCAAACGCAAAGCTCATCTTGTCAAGCAGGCCGTTTCGGACTTCATCGTAAAAGCCCGCCGCTTCTGGAGAGCCGTTCAGGTCGGCCGAAATTCTAAGGCCGTGGTCGTCAACGGCAAGCTGCAAGCTTCCGTTTCGGGTTCGCGCCAGAACGCGCCCCGCGTGGTTGTAGCGCAAAACAACGTCGCTCATGTCGGCCTCATCCAGTGCCGAACGCTCGATCATTTCGCCGTATTCCTCGCCAAACTCATCCTTGTAAAGGACGGTACGCTGATTAAATACCAGCGCATAGCCGACGATTGTTTTCTTGTCTTCGTCCTGGCTCGGTTCCCACGTCGCCGAACGATATTCAAGATGCTTGTCCATAAAAATCACCTCTTTGTGTTCGTAAACGCCTCTTAGATCGACCCTCCCGGCTGCGTAAATCACCCGATTTACACAGGATCGTACAAGGCTTTTGGGGTTATATCTCAAACAGTGCTCTAGATCACCGCTTGATCGCTTTAAATCGGCCTATCTCGGCCTAGTTTAGTCTTCCTCGGCTTATGTGGCCGCTAATCGGTCTTTCTTTTTTGGGGAGGGGGGTCTGTAGATACCCCGCGCATTTTTTCGAGGGTGGCCCATCGGTCCTCCCGCCGGGAAGTGCCCATTTTTTAGGGGGGGGTAGGGTATCACTCCAGCCCCATAAAGAAGAGCCTGCCCACGTCGCCCTGCCTGATGTGCAGCACCCGGCACACCTTGATGATCTCATCCTGTCGCCACGGTGATACGCCGTTCAACCTCATGTTCAGCGTGCTGTAGCCCATGCCGGTAGCTTCGGCCAGCTCGTGCTGATCCATCTCGAAATCTTCCAGCAAGTGCCTGATTCCGAGATATTGCTTTTTTCTGCCCATTGCAAAATCACCTCAATTCTGGTATAATGAGCATACTGTCAAGTTCATTTTTTCCATGTGCCGCCCGGGGAGTTTGTGCATCCCTGGGCGGCTATTTTTTTAGACTTTGATATCGAGTGACGTAAGTTTGGCCGCTTCGTTAATATCATCTGGGTCTGCGTTGCAAACAAACTCTAGTGCCATGGCTAACAGCTCAATACGTGTTATGTTTTGCTCATCGACCGTTTTTTGTTTACTGCGCAACAGGGAATTTGTTCCGTTATACATATTGTTTACCTCCATTTTTTTATCGAAGCCCATGCAGTACTTCAAAGTCTGCCAGCGCGACGGCCTCCGCTTCAAAGCGGTCTTCGAGGTCGTCCACCTCTTGCGACCTTGCGTCAAAGGTTTCCATATCGCCGTCAGCCCAAGCCTGCTTAGCGGCGGCCATCAGGGCGTTTCGCTTTTCAAGATATACTGCTCTCGTCATTTTACTTTACCTCCTTGATCTGTGCCAGTACCCAACGCGCTTGCGGCTGCGTCAAGCCTCTGATCTCTTGCATAAGTGCCAGCTTGCGGGCTTCCAGCGTGCAGGTACACCGCTCGCCGGGGTCTAAATGCGCGCCGCATTGGGGGCAGGTGTGATAATACGGATGATACATAGAAAACAGCTCCTTTCTTACTGTCCATGAAATAAAATGTATTCTTCGTGAAAAATCCAGTATTCATGCGGGTTTTGTGAAGAATACACCGCTGTATTCTTCACAGGCGATTTGTACTCTTCCAGCGGGGCGGCTTCTTTCATGGAAGAATACAAAGTATGTATTCTTCGAAAAAACATAGTAATAAAGCCGATTTTTATAGAAGAATACATTTTGTTTAGTGTCTAGTAGAACGCTTTTGAACTTCGGGCTTTTCGCCGATGCACGTAAGCCAACCGTCTTCACCTTTTTTAAAGCCGCCAACCTTGTGCGAGTAAATCTGACCTGCTTTGGTGAGTGCTCTTTTTGCGTCTCTAAATGTGCTTTCGCTACATCCGGTACTTTGCGTGACTATCAGCCGCAACTGCTCCGACGGCATATTCAGCGCAGTGGAATCGTTCAAGGCGTCCAGAATTGCATCTTGCGCGGCTTCTCGCGTGACTGCAAGGCGGGTTTTGGTGGCCGCGATAAAGTCAAGATCCTTTTTGTCGGTGAACGTCTGCAATATGGCCTTGGCTGCGTTCCCGCTGCCCTCGATCTTAAACAGTGCCGTTCGAACCGTGGGCGAATAGCTGTTTTTCTCTTGGCTTGCGTAGATCGTGCCGGTGCTCTTATCCTTGCCCAGCATGAACACCGCGCGCGCTATATCCCACATATCCGAACTATCTGCCAGACGTTGACGGCCTGCGACTTGCCCGCGCTTGTTGGTGTGCATGGTCAAGATACCGGCTGCGTTTACTTCCCGAATCGCGCTGCGAAATGGCAAGATTTCCTTGCGCATCTCGTTGCGCTTCGCCATGTCCACGCCGTCGCCTAGAAAACTTTGCAGCGGGTCAATAATCACTAGGTCGGGCTTGTACTCCAGAATGAACTTCCGCATATCGTCCGCATCCAGCGTAAGTGCTGCGCCTGTCTTGCGAAAATAGTCTGTCGAATCCACGGCGTTGATTTTGTGAACGTCTGCGCCCGCGGCCCTCATGCGAGGAACAAGCACCTGCGGGATGGGGTCTTCTCCTGTGCAATACAACACTTTTCCCGCGCAAGTCGGTGCCGCTCTGTTCTCAAACATGGGGCACGGCGTGCCGTTCGTAAGTGCTGCGATGATGGCCGCTTGAAAGAAGCCCTTGCCTGTGCCGCCGTCTGCGCCAATCACGGTAATTTCTCCGCGCGGGATCACGCCGGGGAATAACCAGTCAACCGGCTGTTCTTCGACTTCATCCAGGGCACACAGCACGAATGCAGCGCTGGGCTTGTCCGGCTTGGTGTGGAAGCTCTCCGGGTCATTCAAGTACCGCTCTTCGCAAGCTGGATACCATGTGTTGAAATCGGCCGCGCTGATCCCGGCCTTTTCGGCTCGATCTTGCAGCTCTTCCAACCGCACGCCGCGTTCGTCGGCGGGTTCGTCGGGTGGCACTTCATACACGGCCAAAAATGCCGCATCACTCAAAGCGCTGTTCCGGTCGATCTGCTGAATGAATTTTGAAAATTCTTTGCGGGTCAACGTCTCGCCTCCCAATCATCCAGCAGAACGGGGATCAGCGTCGATGCAACGCCCGCGAACACGATGAACCAGAGGAACGGCGAAATGCATCCCGCTTGGTAACCGGTCAGCCCGGTCAGCATAAGAAGATGCTTCATGATCAATCACCCCCATCCATCAAATCTTCCAGCGGCACGCCCAACGCGCCCGCAACGTGCTGTGCAGTAGTACGCCAAACGCTTTTACCAGCGCGCATTTTTTGAACGGAACAGCTCCCAACGCCCGCCTTTTGCGATAGTTCTGCGCCAGTGATTTTCTGCCGTGCCATTTCGGCGATGAACTTCACACGATCCACAGTCACAGATTTTGCCATTGTTCTCACCTCTTTTCATTCTGTAACAGTCATTTTCTTGTTACGCGTTTATTATAGCACAAGAAAATAATTGTGTAAATACTTTTTTACAAGATTTTTGTTGTGCTTTCTGCCGTTTGCTGCTATAATATAGTAGGAGGTGTATGTAATGTTCGATGCAAGCAATCTGAAAGCGTTCCGCTTGCGGAAAAACCTGACGCAAAAGCAGCTTTCAGAAATGATGGGGATCACACAACAGGCGTATGCCCAATACGAATCAGGAAAGCGAACGCCCAAGATTGATACTTTGCAAAGAATCGCGGGCGCACTTGACGTTGATTGGACAGAACTGGTTTCCGATGAGGAACGGTCGGAATTGCTTATCGAAGCAGCTAAGTCCATTATGGATAAGCTTCATGAGGAAGCCAAGAACGGCACTCTTACCGCCGAGCCTAGCCACATGGTACCGGATAGGGCTTGGCATTTCACGCGAATCCACCATAACTATGAACGGTTAAATACCGATGGCCGTCTTGCCGCTGGAGAGTGCTTTATGCTTAATTTGGATGATGAGACAATAAAAGAGGTTGCGGAATATGTGGCAAAACTGGCAAATACGCCGGAATATCGGCGCATAGAACCCGCCGGGGATTCTTCTAATATAGAATCCCCTAAAAAATAAAAAGCCCTCTACGGGGCTTTATTTTAGCCGCGAGAGGGTGGTGCGATGACGAAGCGAACAAATACGGCCACATGGCTGGCGAACCAACAGCGATGGCAAATCAAGGTGCAGAAAGACGGTGTGCGCCGCACGTTCACCAGCTCAAAGCCGGGACGCACCGGCCAGCGTGAAGCGAATGCAAAAGCCGACGCATGGCTGGACACAGGAATACTCGACCAGCGGCGCAAAGTGGCCGACGTGTACCGCCTGTTTCTGGAGATGAAGAAAGATACCACCAGCTATTCCAATTACCGCCCAATGGAGAGCCGTTATCGTGTCCAGATTGAACCGATCATCGGGAAGAAATTGGTTTCGCGGCTGACGGAACAGGATTTGCAGGAAGTAATAAACAGGGCCTACAAAGGCGGGCACCTGTCCAAAAAATCGCTTGAGAATCTGCGCACGGATTTAACCGCATTCATGAAATATTGTCGCAAGGCGAAGCTTCTCACCCTGTTGCCTGAAGATTTGACCATACCGGCCGCCGCGACGACAGAGGAAAAGACGATCTTGCAACCGGAGGACTTCGCGAAGCTGTTTCAATCGGATCAAACTACCTTTTACGGCAAGGCCGTGCACGATGATCTGATTCACGCTTACCGGCTTGCCGTCCTCACGGGAATGCGTCCGGGTGAGCTGCGCGGCCTGCAATGGGGTGACATTCGCGGCAATCGCATAGAGCTGCGCCGCTCGATCAACCAATATCAGGAAGTTACACGGGGCAAGAACGACAATGCCCGCCGTGTGGTCGAACTGTCAGAACTTGCCCTGCGAGAGCTGGACGCGCAGAGCCTAGAAAACGCCCCTCATGGCCTTTCTGATTCAGTCTTTGATATTCCATCCGAGAACTATTTCCGCATTCGTTTGCAGCGTTATTTTGAGTACAACGGCATTCCCTATTGCACGCCTTATGAGCTGCGCCATACGTTCGTTTCGATCGCCAAGGTGCTGCCCGCTGGACTTGTGAAATCCATCGTCGGCCACAGTGCCGACATGGACACATTTGGCGTATACGGCCACGAGCTGCAAGGCGACACGGCACGCCGCGTTACGGCCTTAGATGAACTGTTTTCAAGCCTTTTGCAAGAGAAAAAATAAACCCACTTTTTAACCCACTTTTTTTGGTGGACGCTTGAAATTATTCGCAAAACTGGAAATTTAAAATCAAAAAACGTCGATGTTTACTAGTGTTTTATACGCGAACTTTACCAGCAACATAGCCCCTTTTGGTTTCGACCCCCACCACCGGCACTAAAATGGCTTGTAAAGGCGCATGGATCGTGCTTTTACAGGCTTTTTTATTTTGTCCGGATTTGGGCGAAGCGCGTCTGTGACCACAAGAGATTTTTGACCGAAAAGGAAGGAGTCTCTTGCCGTGAAAAGAAAACAATTGAAAGCAGAAAAGCAAGCGCCCGCTTTCGAGCTTTCCGCGTGCAGACGCACCGCTCGCCGGGGTCGGGATGTGCCCCGCATTGGGGGCAGGTGTGATAATACGGACGACGCATAAGATCTCCTTTCCTACTGTATTTTCTACTGTACACGAGTTAAATTGCGTTCTTCGCAAAAAATCCAGTGTTGATGCGGGTTTTGTGAAGAACGCAAGGTGCGTTCTTCGAGGGATGCTTTGCGTTCTTGCTATCGATGCACGGCTCCCTATCGTTGCCCGATTCCATCGAAGAACGCAAACTGTGTATTCTTCGAAAAAACACAGTAATAAAGCCAACTTTTATAGAAGAACGCAATTTGTTTCGTGTCTAGTAGAACCTTTTTGTTTTTCCGGCTTTTCACCGATGCAGGTAAGCCAGACGTCATTGCCGTCTTTAAATCCTCCAACCTTGTGCGCATGAATCGGAAGCGGGCTCCCGACGCGCACGCGCACAAACAAAAGACTCGCACAGGCCGAATAGGATCCTATCCTTGACCGGTGCGAGTCCGTGCAGGTATGCAATTGAACCGCCGTGTGCCAAACGCCTCTCACGCCTCGCGGCGGGCGGCGCGGGGGTCGAACAAATAGATCGAGCCGTGCGCCTCTTCGCCGCCGCGGCGCGGGATCGCGCCCTCCCACATCCGGCTCCAGCCCGGGCGGCCGTCCAGATAGGGCGCGTAGTAGTCGAACAGATACGCCAGCCGCACGGGGTGCGGGCAGCTTTGTTCCAGCAGCGCCACAAACTTGGAGAAGATCTTGCCGTTGAACGGGTTGAACAGATAATACACCGTGGCCTGCTGCACCAGGGCGGGGTCTTCCAGCACGTTGGCGCAGCGGATCTCGATGTTCGCGCAGTTTGCGGTGCGCTGCCGGGCCTGCTCGGCCACGTCGGGGTCCAGCTCCACGCCGATCAGGCGGCCCCGGAATTTGCGCAGGTACAGATAGGTCAGCACGCGGCCCTCGCCGCAGCCCACGTCCACAAACACGTCGCGCGGCGCGAGCTTCA